GTAGTTTCTACGTTAAAACTGCTACAATCTGGTAGACGGGGAGTAAGATGTGTACTTGTATAGTCAAGTTTACTGTTCATATGGGATCTGGATAGCGGCCAGACCGTTACTATTACGTGGGTCTACTTCAGTGATACAGCACCTCGCAGTACGGCTCCAAGCTTAGAAATCTAGTAAGTTGTTTAGGCTCACTAGTACAACGCCACTTGGGCATCACTGAAACTTAGGGTGGATCGTAATTACCTGAATGGTTGCGGTATCATCCCAGGTACATCGAGGAACATTAATGGGACACTTGTTATCCTGGTCGCGTTAACTAGCGGACGTATAGTACAGCGCGGTCGTGGGAGTTTGCAAGCAATGTATTAGCAACCTTGTCATCTGCTAACCAACCCTGGCGGTCCATACAATACCATAAGGGTAATTACACTAAGAATACTTGACTTTATTGTAATAGCCTGATCCAAACTCTTTGAACTTAAAGGTTAATCTTGTTGGATCTATCTTGTCAATCTGATTGGTCAGATTGTCTATATCTTCGATGGACATATCATAGTAATAATCTAGAAAGGCTAGTAAATCTGGGGAACATACAGAATTATCAACATCATCTACTAAAGTTTTGTTTTTAAAGTGAACATTATTTATCTTAAACCAATAAAAGTGCTCATTATCAGTTTCATCCAAGTTAACCATTTTTACTTTACTAAATATCTTCACAAACTTGGCAGCATATTTAGCTATGATAGGTATATGTTGGTAAATAGAGGCATAACCAAACATAATAGTTTTAAACATCCTTATTCCATAATGAGGCTGATTATAGTATCTATAGTGAGATGTCATTTGTGATAATACTTTCCATGGATTAGGTATCATATTCAATTCTCCAGTATAATGATCTTCAAATGGTCTACACTGACAGAAGACTATATCGGAATATTCATGAGCAACATTCTCCAATTTTAATTCATGACCAAAAGCAGAATAAGTAGCCATCAAGGTTCTTTTAACCTCATTGAAGTCTTTACTTTCTATGAATAAAAGACAATCATCACCGTCATCATAGAATTTGTAATTAAATGACTCCATGGCTACTTGCAGTATACACGTCATCTGTATCACATTACCGCAAGCCGTGGTGGCATCACCGGACATTCTTTGTCCTACTATTCTCCGTTTAATACCATGCTCAGTTACGATATCATTAACCAACATGGCTGAGGTTAGTCTCCGTATCTCCTTACTGTTTCCATAAAGAGCATTATATAGCTTAAACTCTTCTCTCAGCATTTGTTTGGTTATATGCATATCAAAACCTGTAAGGTCAAGAGATAAAACAACTGGATCTGCAAAACTATAGAATATGTTCCAGATATCCTGAGCGCGCTGTTTCATGCTCTTACCTTTCGCAATACAAGGATACCCATTATACGTATATTCCATCAATACTTCCTCTATTGGATGTATATATCGTAGAAGTTCAAGGGTAAATTTGTAAGACCGAGTATTAACGGTACGACATAATTTATTCTGCTTCGTATCCCATTTTGTGTCTATATTAAATTTTGCCACCTTCACAAATGTATTCACTTTAGAATCAAAGAAATAATCAATACCTTCACTAAGGATCCTGTCATAGGCATTTTGATATCTCTTCCTCTTAGCGCATGTATATCTTGAAATTATAGTTTGGTAATCGGCAGGAACACCAATACCCTTTGAGGAAAAATAATGGTAATAGTTGTTGATATATTTCCTAAATCTAATAATCAAATCACGATCAATTCGATTATGTTTCAATGAACGCAACTCTAAGCCAGCAACTTCATTACATAAGCAATTATTTATATAGTGTGGTTGATATATATTTTCATGATTTAAAAGATGAACAGTATATGTATGGACAGTTTTATCTATATGATACTGCAGATTACAGCCAGTTTCGAATTTGTCCAAACAGACTCCTTCAAAACTTCGGCAATATTAATTCCAGATGACTGGTACCAAACCTTCAGCAGTCTTTTTAATAAGGTGTAACTCACCATTAGCAATGGCGCGTAAATCCTTAATAGACTTATATCCGATATAGGCACCAAATCCAAGAATAATACCACAGTAACCTGCAACACATGCTAAATTAACGATTTGGTCTACTTGTTTCTGCATCAAGACTACTTTATTATTCTTAACAACAGCTTCATATAATTTTCTAGGTAAAGAGTATGGGGCAGTTCTAACAACAGTATCGTACTCACTCTCAACCATCAAGTATGGAAAAACAGACTTACACATTTCATTAAAATCTTTATCTGTCAAAATTTGTCTCTCTAATAAAATATTTTCACCTTCTAATTGAGCAATCTTATTCTCTAATTCATAAAATTCATCACCATAAGCATTTAATTGATCTCCTCTAATCTTGTCTATTCTGTTATTATTAATCTGAATTCGTTCTTTGATTCTTTGATCATTATTGTACTTCCAAACCCTAGCATGCTTTCTTAAAGTTGGTTCTAGATTTTGCTTTGGAGCAGCTAGTGTGAAACCAAGTATATAGTGGTACAGTCTATTTTCATAGTCATAGCACAAAATATTTTTTTTTGCTCTATCATAGGCTTCCAATCCTAATTTGACCGAAAGTGCAACTGTACTAGCTACTAATGTACTCTTACTATAAGCACTAGCTTTTACTATGTTCGAAGATATAGATTCACGGACGCAATCAACATTTTTAAGACTTTTAATGATACACTTTCCTAAGACCTTGAAAGCAGCCTTACCTTTGACAGTGGTGATAGCACCAAAAGACTTACCATACTGATATACAATCTTACTTATATCAGGTCTAGAACGAACAGCAGCCCTAGTATTGTGGATCATCTTGCTATAAAACTTACTGCGATATACAATAGGCTTATCCAATCTGTTATGCTATTACGTATCTATATCAGAGTGTCTCTTAATCATATTCACCCGCACTCACTGATGATATGATGGTCGCCCTATCCGATGGTGCCTAAAGTGCCGCTTACGCACTTTAGCCAAACCTGGCACGATTGCTAGTCTACTGCAGAACCTGAGCATTTCATGTGGAGCCAATCCCACAGAGTTGTTCTTTTAGGTTTGTTGCCTTCAATTCAATGACACTGCAGTGAATGCCATTTAGTGCACCTTTGAAGGCTAGGAGATTTGCGTGGCTGTTTGCGCCACTACCGTGCACAATGGGTGGGAATATAGCACTCCCTACTATATTTCTGATCACCCACGAGAAAAGAGTCACGGTGAG